GTCGGATTTTGATAGCCGTGTCGACGTCATTCCAGTTTCTGATCCAAACTTTTTCTCTTTTTCACAACGTATTGCGTTGGCGCAACAAGAACTACAACTGGTGCAAAGCAACCCAGAAATCCACAACATAAAAGAAGCGTATCGCAGAATGTATACGGCACTGGGTTCTCAAAACATTGAGACACTTTTACTGCCTGATCCTCCACCTCCTTCTCCGGTAAGCCCAGCGTTGGAGAACGCTTCGGCAATGATGGGCGCACCTTTAACCGCTTTTCCAGACCAAGACCACGATGCGCACATGGAATCACACATTGCGTTTTTAGAAAACCCTATGGCAACAATGAACCCTATGGTGGCAACAAGCTTGCTTTCCAATGTTTTTCAACACGTTGCGTTTAAAGCGGAACAAATTGCTGAAGAACAATTACAACAATTGGCGGCAGAAGATCCGCAGTTACAACAACAGTTGGCACAAGAACAACAAATGATGATGCAACAACAAATGATGGCACAACAAGGGGGAATGTCTCCACAGCCGATGCCGCCTAATCCACTAAGAGAACAAATGAAAGCACAAGTTGAAGCTGATTTAATAGAAGAAATAATGCCAAGAATAAACGAAATTATGGCTGTGGCAGAAGGCAACGAGGGTGTATTGGCATTGAAACAACAAGAACTTATGATAAGATCACAAGAGAACGAAGACGACAAACGCATCGCTGAAGAGAAACTGGAGCTTGAGCGTGAAAAAATGAACGTGCGGGAAGAAACCGACGAAGAGAAGATGAGAAGCCAAGAAGACATCGCAGCACTGAGAGCATCTATTTCTCGTGAAAAAATGGAACAAGCTAAGAAGAAATAATGGCAATATTACCAAAAAACCCACTCACAAACGAAAAGTTACTTCCTGACGATATTTCTATTAGGTCGTGCCCAAGTCCAGAAGAACATATTCAACTAGCAAATAACGATTGGATATTGGCCGGGGAAATTAAAGTAGGTGATGAAGTTATTACTTCAGAAGATCCTCAGAAAGTAACTTTTGCAAAAACAATTGAAGATAGTCCAAGACGAGAAGTTTTGTTTACAAAAGGAGACAGTATTGTAACATCACCTAGTCACCCTTATTTTGTAAAAAACAAAGGTTTTGTAGACGTAGAAGATTTGAAAGAAGGGGATGAAGTTGGGGACCTGATTGTTAGTGAAGTAAAACCTTTCTCCGATGGCCCTGTAATTCATATTTCAGTGGACAAAGTTCAAACTTATATGCTACGAGGCGGAACAGAAGAAAACCCTGTGCCTGCTTTGTCGCATAATAAATTACCACCACCCGAATCAAGAGACCCGGGCCAAGGCTTTAATTTTAGTGATTTTATGACTGCGGCCGGTGCGGAAGAACTTTTTAGAAACATGGACACCAGCGGTATTGAGGCCGGTGTTTTACAAAAAATGGGTGTTCCAGACTTTCTAACAAACACTCAAGTACAAGACGCCATAAACCAAGCTCTTGGAGCAACAGACTTTCTAAGCCAAGAAGACGTTGAAAGAATGTTGCAACAACAAATGAACAATCAAAACATCGATTTAAGTGATTACACAACAAGCTCAGATCTTTCTGGTTTTTTGACTCAAGAGCAGATTCAACAAATGATTGCAAACGCTCAGATGCAAGGCATGACCGAAGATCAAATTTTAAAGATGATTCAAGAAGTCACAGGCGGCCAAATGAGCGATGACGCTATAAGAGAACTTATAGCTGAAGCCGTGGCTGGAGCCGGAGGGCTTACCGAACAACAGATTCAACAAATGATTGATGCAGCGATGGGCGGAGGCATGACTGCCGAACAAATCCAAGACATTATTGCACAACAAGGATATTTAACAGAAGACCAAATTAAAGCCATGATGGGAGAGTCAGGGTATTTAGGACAAGAAGGAGTAAACGCCTCTGTTCAAGCGGCTCTCGATGCTGCACTAGGACAAGGCGGAGCAATCGATTCTGCTATTGCAGCCGCCATGCAAAACACCGGTACAAGTACAAACTATCCCGAATTAAATCCTATATATTCACCAGGAGGACCAGGTAGTACAGGACCAAGGCCAGGTTTTGAATATGACATGGGTTTTGGAACTTGGTCTCCGTCTGCGCCACCACCAAATAATCCTTATGGAAACACAAACCCTTATGAATTAATGCTAGGACCCTTTGCTGGAATGACGCCTTTTGCTGGTGGAACCAAAACAGGAATTGAAACCATAGCGCCGCCTCAAACAACACCAATAATTATAAATAAAACACCTGACGGTATTCCAACCCAACGTTTAAAAAAAGAAATGGTTTACGGCGGATAAAGGAGAGAAATTATTGACAGTTTAGATTTTGCTTATAAACTATTGAAAATAGTAAAAGAAAAGCAAGAAAGAGTACAAACGATGATGCTTAACGGTGAAGTAAAAGACTGGGAGCATTATCGCAATTTAACCGGACAGACAGAAGCTTTGTCTTATGTTATGACCGAAATAGATACGTTACTAGAAAGATCAGGAGAATAAAACTGTGAGTGACGCCACCACCGCCCTTGAAGAGAAGTGGGCGCAAGAAGAGGCTAGTAAAGCGCCTTTAGAAAAAGCTTACGAAAAAATTGGACAAAAGAAAACGGATGAGGAGAAACTCAATCCAGAAAAACTTTCTTCCGATTTATTAAGCCAACTGCCTACTCCAACAGGGTGGAGAATACTCATTCTTCCCTATCGTGGAAAAACTCGAACAGAAGGCGGTATTTATCTCACAGAACAAACAGTGGAACGACAACAACTGTCCACGGTCCTTGGTTATGTGTTAAAGGTTGGCCCTTTGGCTTACCAAGACGAACAGAAGTTTCCAACAGGACCTTGGTGCGAAGACGGAGATTGGGTGTTGTTTGTACGATATGCCGGTTCTCGTTTTGATATAGAAGGCGGCGAAGTAAAAATTCTTAACGACGATGAAATCATCGCTAAAGTAGAAGACCCAGAAGCAATTCTGCATAATTATTAACATGAGGAGCAAATCATGCCAGCACAAGAACTGACAAAAACTGACGAAGAAAAAATGGTGGACCTGGATGTTTCCGGTCCTGCCGTTGACGTCGAACTACCACAAGACGGCGCCGTAATTACAGAGGTAGGCGAAGAACCCTCTGTAGAAGTAGAAGAAGAGAAACTTGTAGTTGTGGAAGAGACACAAGCAGAAGAAAAGCAGGAAGAACTTCAAGACTACGGTAAAAAAGTCCAAAAAAGAATTGATAAACTAACAGCAAAACTGCGAGAAGCCGAACGTAGAGAACACGCAGCGACAAAGTTTGCGGAAAGCGTTAAAAAAGAAAACGAAGGGCTTAAAACTAAAAACACTACTTTGGACGGAAACTATATTGTAGAGTTTGCAAATCGTATCACTACAGAAACAGAGGCGGCAAAAGAACAGCTAAGACAAGCCACTCAAAACGACGAAATTGATAGGCAGGTAGAAGCACAACAAAAATTAGCAAGACTCGCTGTTGAAGCACAAAACCTTAAAAATTTAAACGAACAAAGAAAAGCTCAAGCAGATAAAGCACCGTCTCCCGCTACGTTGGATCAAGTTTTTGAAAACAACGTCGCAAACGAGACGCCTGCACCGCCTGATCCAAAAGCGGAAGCATGGGCAGCTAAAAACGACTGGTTTGGCAAAGACGCCGCTATGACTATGACCAGTTTTGTTCATCATCGTCAACTAACAGAGGAAGAAGGGTTTGACGGAACTGAAGATGAGTATTATGATGAGATAGATAAACGAATGAAGGCAGAGTTTCCTCACAAGTTTGATGAAGGAACTTCTGTCGTCGAAACAAATAAACGTCCCGCCCAAACGGTCGCATCTGCAACACGCAGTCCGAAAAGAGGGCGCGGCAAGAACACTGTGAGACTCACACCATCACAGGTTGCTATTGCTAAAAAATTAGGTGTGCCACTAGAAGAGTATGCAAAACACGTGAAGGAGTAAAGCATGACTAAAAAAACAGAAAACAACACTCGCGCTTCACGCGAGACCGATACTAGAGAAAAACAAGCTCGACGTAAACCATGGTCTCCGCCATCCGCATTGGATGCGCCCCCGCCTCCTGAAGGCTATCGACATAGGTGGATAAGAACCGATGTCCGCGGACAATCTGACACGAAGAATATGTCAGCAAGACTCCGTGAAGGATATGAACCTGTGAGAGCAGATGAATATCCGGACTTCGAAGCTCCCACCATTGAAGACGGTAAACACGCAGGATGTATTGGGGTAGGAGGGCTGATATTGGCCCGTATACCTGAAGAAACAATCGAAGAAAGATCGCACCATTTTGATCTCAAAACTGAGGGACAAATGGACGCTGTTGACAACGATTACTTCAGAGACGGATCACATCCCTCTATGTCGGTTTCTAAACCAAATCGGCAATCTCGTGTAACATTGGGCGGTAAGAGAGCGGCTGATAAGGCTTAACTTTTATCGGTAATTTAATATCATCTTATTTAGAGGACTAAATAAAAATGGCTAACGTAGATAAAGCCTTCGGGCTTCGTCCGTATAAAGGACTTAATGTTGGTTCGGCTGTACAGCAAGCTAATAAGTATAGTATTGACCCTTCCGGATACGGTACAAGCATCTTTCAAGGTGACTTGTGCATATTCGCAGGCGGATATATTAACAGAGCAGCGGCTAGTTCAGCTAACATAGTTGGTGTGTTTTCACATTGTTACTATGTTAATTCCAGCGGAGAGCCTACGTTTTCGAATTACTACCCTGCAAGCACAACTGCACTCGGAAGTGGCGCTATAGATGTATTCATCTATGACGACCCTAATCAAATGTTTGTTGTACAAGCAGACGGCGCATCGGCTGTTACCTGTATAGGTAGAAATGCTGATACCGACGGAATTGGTGGTAGTACGACTACGGGCGTAAGCACTCGAGAGCTCGACTCAAGCACAATCGCCACAACTCAAGCTTTACAGCTTAAGATTGTTGGTGTGGTTCAAGATGATTCTAACGGAGATCTCACAGCGAATAATGCAAATTTGGTTGTAATAATCAATGAGCACGCTTACAGAGGTCCTGTGGCTGGAACTTAAGGAGTATAGATAATGGCAATAAGTAGAGCGCAACTCGTAAAAGAATTGCTACCTGGCTTGAATGCTCTCTTTGGACTAGAGTACGGCAGATATGACAACGAACATGAAGAAATTTATGACGTTGAATCAAGTGACCGCGCTTTTGAAGAAGAAGTTATGCTTACCGGTTTCGATGCAGCACCCGTTAAATCTGAAGGAGCAGGTGTAGCATTCGACTCAGCACAAGAAGCCTTTACCTCTAGGTATACCCATGAAACCATTGCTTTGGCGTTTTCAATTACTGAAGAAGCTATCGAAGATAATCTTTATGACAAATTGTCAGCAAGATACACTCGTGCGCTTGCAAGAAGTATGTCAAACACTAAGCAAGTAAAAGCAGCATCTGTCTTAAACAGAGCCTTTAACACAAGTTATTTAGGCGGCGACGGTAAAGAGCTTTGCGCAACTGACCACCCAACTGTAGGTGGCGCTAATTTGCGTAATGAACTTTCTACCTCTGCTGACCTTAACGAAACTTCGTTAGAGCAAGCACTGATTGACATTGCAGCATTTACAGATGAGCGTGGACTAAAAGTAGCACTTCAAGGAATGAAACTAATCATCCCTAAAGAACTACAGTTCACTGCTGATAGGCTCATGGAAACACCTGGTCGTGTAGGAACTTCTGATAATGATATAAACGCAGTACGCAACATGGGCATGGTCCCTGAAGGCTACGTCGTAAATCATTATCTTACTGATACCGATGCCTGGTTCATTAAGACTGATTGTCCAAACGGTTTCANAATGTTTAACCGTTCGCCAATCAAGACTTCAATGGAAGCAGACTTCGATACTGGTAATGTTCGATATAAGGCACGCGAAAGATATTCGTTTGGGTGGTCTGACCCCCGAGCAGTCTTTGGCAGCCCCGGAGCATAAAGCTAAATATGGAACCCCGCCGCGGGTTTCTTACTCAACGCGGCACACTTTCTCTTTCTTNTTATATTTTTTCCAAGTAATATAGTTATTGTATCTAGGGATAACCTTGTCCTATCGACTGACCTAGCAGACAAGCCAAGACAATAGGACTTATTTTTTCAGGAGAAAAAATTATGGCAAAATCAACCTTTTCAGGACCAGTTAAATCACTAGCTGGCTTTATTTCGGCAGGAAACGCTAACGTAGTTAGTCTAACTGCTGACACAACTTTGACTGTTGCAGCACACGCTGGGAAAGTCATAGTGACTAATGACGCAGACGGTAAATTTACTTTACCCTCTATTGTTGCAACTGCTCCAGGCAGTGACGACGATCCAAACCAAACCAATAACCTAGGCGCTACTTTTTACATTTATAGTCGTTACCGCAGCAACAGATATGGACATCCTAACCGATGGAACCGATAAATTTGTGGGCGGTCTTTACACCGGAGTTACTGATGCAACAGGGAAGACTTTTATCTCTGGTGCGAGCAATGATGTTATCACTATGAACGGAAGCACTAAGGGCGGACTTGCTGGTAGCATTGTAAAAGTAACTGCAATGGCTTCTGCTAAGTATGCGGTGGAAGGAATCATACTTGGTTCAGGAACACTAGTTACTCCATTCGCTGACGCATAAGGAGGTAAACCATGGCTAATACAGTCACAGGCCCTACCATTCAATATGACTATGACAAAAAACTAGTTGTTTATTGTTCAGTTTTATCAGACGGAAGCGCAAGTAGCACAACGTTGGTCGATGTTTCAGCATTGACAAAAAACAACGGAAAATCTTGCGCTCACGTTGCACTGAGTAAAATCTGGTACACAGTAGGCGGAGGAACAGATGCTCCTGCTTCCCTAGATTGGGATGCAGACACTAACGTTACTTTCTTAACGCTTTCTTATGACAATATGTTTGACTTTAGTTCTATTGGAGGATTGGTTAACACAGAAGCGACGGGATACAGTGGAGACGTTCTTTTCGTTATTCCATCAACTTCCGATGCAGGAAATGAATACACAGTCTGGTGCGAGTTCATAAAATACTATGAAGCACCTAATAATTAGAGGTAAATTATGCCAGGACTAGGAAGAAAAAGAGAAATGATACGAGAAGGCCAAGACTGGACCCAAGAAGGCTCCGGCTACACAGGCGGCAAAAAAGTTAGACGCTACATGGGCGGAACAGGTCCAAGAGGTGTTATGAAATACGGACATGGCGGATCTTCGGGATATAAAGCAAGGTCTCGTAGGCCTTAATCATGGCAACTTCAGGGACAACCGCGTTTGACCTGAACGTTGATGAGTTAATCGAAGAAGCTTTTGAACGTTGTGGTCTGGAACTTAGAACGGGCTATGATTTAGAAACAGCTAGGCGTTCTTTAAACCTTATGTTTGCCGATTGGTCAAACAGAGGGCTTAATCTTTGGGTTATAGAAGAAAGAACGGAGTCTTTAACAGAGGGCACCGCTAGTTATGATCTTGACGTCGACTTAGTAAATGTTTTGTCAGCGGTTATTAGAACCACTTCTGGAAGCACCACAACTGATTATCAAGTAAATAGAATTAGCAGAAGCGATTATCATTATTTGCCAGATAAAAGCATAAAAGCGAGGCCAACTCAGTTTTATGTAGAAAGATCTATAACACCTAAACTGTATTTGTATCCAGCACCTGAAAACTCAACCGATGTCTTTAGGTATTATGCACTTACGAGAATACAAGACGCGGGCGTGTTTACAAACACACTAGAAATCACTTTCCAGTTTCTCCCCGCTATGGTTGCAGGTCTTGCGTACTATGTTGCCATGAAAAGAGCGCCTGAAAGAATACAACTTTTAAAACAGGTGTACGATGAAGAATGGCAAAGAGCTTCTTTAGAAAACATAGACACTGTAAGTTCTCGTTTTCTTCCATCTAGGACAGTTATATAATGGCGTTTGCAAGTGGAAAAAGAGCTTATGGAATATGCGACATATCGGGTTTTCGTTATCGTTTAAGAGACATGAAAATGACTTGGGATGGTTTTTTGGTTGGCCCCGATCAGTGGGAACCTAAACAACCTCAACTAAACCCTCCGCATTTCTCCCCTGATGCAGAAGCAATAAGAAATCCAAGACCCGCTAGAACTGAGCCGGTTGCAGAAGCCTTATTGACAAACAACCCCTTTTTATCTACAGCCAGTAGTGCTGTAGTAACTGTTTTTGAGGACGACCATGGAAGAACAACGGGAGACAAAGTTAGGTTTAGAGGAACTTCTCCTTTTGCTGGGCTCTCTTCGTCTGCTTTAGAAGACCCTGACGGTTATTCAATTACAGTTATAAACACAGACACCTATAGCTTTAGCGTTTCTTCGGGAACCGCGGACAGTGCTACAAGAGGTGGCGGTGGTTTTGTTTCGGTAGGACCTGCTCAGACGCTTTTGCCCTTAAACCCTTCTCGAGCACTTGCCTCTGGAGAAAATGCAATTGTTCAAGCCACCGAGTTTAAGCACAATAGAACAACCGGGGACACGGTTCGTTTTCGTAAAACCGAAGCTTTTGACGGAATAACAACCACTGTACTTGAGGCTTCAAGTGGATATACAATAACGGTTGTAGATGACAACAATTATAAATTTACTTCAACCGGGACCGCAACAACGGGAAACGTTAGCGGTGGCGGTTCTACAACAACGGCGGGACCAACAACATGAGTTTTACATACAGTGGATTAAAGACATCGATTCAGAATTACATGGACAATTCTGAAACTACTTTTGTTAATACGCTCGATACATTTATTCAAGAAGCGGAAAACCGTATATTCAACACAATTGAATTAAATGTTTTTCGCAAAAACGTTACAGGCACGGCCGCTTCTGGAAACACTTATCTTTCTGCGCCGACAGATTTTGTTGCACCTTTAAGTTTAGCTGTTTTAGACAGCAGTAATAACTACACATACCTTTTACTCAAACACCCAAGTTTTATGAGAAGCTATATAAAATCAGCAGCAACAACGGGAGTGCCTAAATATTACGGACAATTTGATGACGACACATTTATTTTGGCGCCAGCGCCAAACGCAAACTTGACTTTTGAACTGCATTACCTATATGAGCCAGCGTCTTTGACAACTAAAGGAGACAGTGGAACAACTTGGGTTTCCACCAATACACCTAATTTATTGTTGTACGGAAGTTTAGTAGAAGCCAGCATTTTTATGAAGCAAGACTTAAACGAAACAAATATGTTTGAACAGCGTTTTCAAAATGCTTTGGCAAACGCGATAACTTTAATGGAAGGAAGGGCTACAAGAGACGAAAACCGTTTTGACAGACCAAGAGGTTTTGTCTCTCCTAAACAACAACAACAATAAATGTTAGAAAACAAACTAAAAGGCAAGAAGATTGCCATAGTTGCCATGGGCAGAAGTCAATTAGACTATCATTTGTCCATTAGCCATAGTCAAGAATACGACGAAGTTTGGGCCATAGGCTCAATGTCCGCTGTTATAAATCCAGACAGAGCTTTTATTATGGATCCGGCAACAAGGTTTTTTGACACTTTTGATGCAGGACCTCAAACCCACGTTATGCGCAGAACACTGCCAAGACTAGACATTCCAATTTATTCTTGTGTAGAAGACAACCGCGTTCCTGGAATTGTTTTATATCCTTTAGAAGAAGTCATTCAAAAAACAGGGTGCGCTTATTTTAATAACTCAATTGCATACGCCATTGCTTATGCGTTGTATCAAGAAGTAGGATCTATCAACATGTTTGGAGCAGATTTTACATATAAAACCAACGTGCATTTTGGAGAAATGGGGCGAGCGTGCTGCGAGTTTTGGTTGTCTAAATGTATTCAAAAAGGAATAGATGTTGCGATTGCACCAAGCTCTTCGTTACTAGATACTAACGTGTCTACAAAAGAAAAATTATATGGATACCATAGGCTTGATGATCCACCTGTGGTATATTTAGACAAAGGTGAACTAGTTGTTGGAAACCTTTCAGAAGTTTTAAAAGAGAAACCACTTACAGGACTTTCGGGAAGACAGGATATTGTTGGTCCACCAGAACCAGAGAAATATTAATGGAAACTGATTCATTTAAACTCTCCATAGGAAACCTTGGAGTAAAGACAACACATGGTAGAGGCCATACAGTAGAAGAAGTTGCTGAAATGGCCACTAATAAATTAGTTTCGGTGAGTGACACAGCCCCGGATCCAATTAGAGCGCAAGCCCATGCCTTTAAAAAAACGTGTCATTTTATTATTGCTTTTTATATGCGTGAGGCAATTAAAAACCACATGTGTACAATAAGTAATCAATTAGAGGCGCAGGGCCACAAGGACCTT